CACCACCCGCTGCCTGCCGGTGTAACCGTTACCCCCACGACGGTGTCACCTGTCCTCCCGTAAACGCTTGCCACCTCAGCCAGCGTTGTACCGTTCCATGTGTACGCGGCTACCTCGTGGCCCCTCCCCGTCTCCGTGATCCGGGAGAAGAAGGCCAGGCGGTTCCCCTCCACCCTCGCGCCTCGCCAGGGAACGAAGTAGGACGGTTGCGCCTGGATCGGATACAGCCCGCTTAGCGTAGGCACCTACATCGCCTCCCCCCATGCGACCTCCCAGAGCTCCGCCACCCCGTCCCAGGAAAGGGTGACGGCGATCCAGGTCTGTCCTATGTGATCCTGCACCACGGTCTGGCTGGCGATCTCCAGGTTTTGGGGTTGCCCTGGTATGCCAGGACTAGACCCGCCAGCTCCTCCGCCGCCCGTGGCCCCAACCGCCAGGCCGGTAAGCCGGGTCTCCACCTTGCGCAGGCGGTGCTCGATACCGCCATCGCGCCAGACGATGACATCCTCAGGGATACCTGTCATACCTCCACCATCCCCACTCGCATCACGTCCCCCGCACCGAGCGAGATGGAGATCACCAGGTAGTCTCCGCTCAGGTGCAGGCGGTCAGAGTCAAGAGTGATCACGTCGCCTGGCTCCCAATGGGGATAAGGCGGGAGCTCCAGGTCCAGCCGGTACCTGAAGGCCGAGAGATAGCTCAGGATCCTTTCCGCAAAGCCCTGGCCGGCGGCCTTAGCCCAGACGGGGCAGTCCAGCCGGATCTCGCGGCTGCCTAACCGCCTGACGAGGTCCTCGTCCTCGGCCTTAAAACTGCGCTCCGTGAGGGCCAGGGGCTGCCCCAGGACCTTCAGTCTCTCATCCTCCTGACCACCGCTTGCGGTGACCGTGCACTCCCACTCGTCGCAGAGAAGGTCGCTCACGGTGCCGGTAAAGTCCAGGCCGGACACCGCGACCGCCGGCGACTTAGAATACGCGAGATCCATAGCCTCGCCAGTAAGCTCCTCTGCGTCCACGCTCGCCAAGTCCTGGCATGGGGCCCGGGATGGGGCGCGCCAGTCCACGATTACGCGCGTCGCCACCTCCTGGACTCTGAGCTCCGGCGCACCGAGGATCTCCGCATCCGAGATCGTGGCGCCCGGCGCAGGCACCGCCGTGCGCCTCCGGATATGCAGCTCTCCTCCCACCCCGAACCAGATGTGGTGCAGGCTGGCCCTCGCCAGCTCATTGGTGGCCTCGGCGGGGCTCCCCTGCATCACTATCCACTCGTACGGATCGGTGTCGACGGAGGAGTCTACCACCACGTCGTCGTCATGCACCCAGGCGTAGTGGGCCACGTGCCTAAGCGCCTGGCCCAGCGTGAGCCGATGAAGAAGCCGGGGCGGCATTTCGCGCAGGGCCATCAGCCCCATCCGGTCGCGCCCACGCACCTTCAGCATTCCCGTGCCTTGGGCCCACTCATCGGCAAAGTACGCGCCCTGCCCCACCCACTCCCAGCCTTCCGACGTCAGAAGCCCCCAATATGGAAGGAGTCTGGCNCCAGGCTGGAGGTACAGGGCGTAGGCGGATGGATCATCGACGAGGATCTCAGCCTGGACCTCCGAGGCCGCTACGGTTCCCAGCGGGTAGCCTACCGCCGCGAGGTACTCCAGGCGCCTGGTCACATCAAGACGGGAGACGGCGCCCTCTCTGAACTCCTCTCGCCACAGGGCATCCACCTCGTAGATCCGGGCGTAATCGTTGGGCTCCGCCGTCCGCAGGACTGACACCCTCACCGCCCTGAGCTCCAGCACCGACGGCAGCTGCGCCTCGACGTACCACCCATCGAAGTCGTATTCCCCCAGGAGCGTCCAGTCGGATGCCCCGGTCGCCCTATAGTGGATCCTCACGCGGCCCAGCCCCCCGTACCGCCGCGCCCCGGCCACGTGTATGAGGCCCGCCTTCCGAGGGCGGGATTCAGGGTACCAGACTTCTACGTACGGCGGGTCGGAGAATTCCCTGTTAGCGTTGGATGTGGTAGCCGACCACCATCCTGGGTTTAGCCTGGTGGAGGCCAGATCCTCCGGCGGAATGGCGTACCAGGATCCGTCCGCCGTGCACCCACGGTCCAGCACCGCGTACCCTCGACACTCCGGTATCCCGGTCGCTACATTGTCAGGCGGCAGATTAGTTGCGTCATAGCTGGGGCTGGACGTGACCGTCGGTCTGGGCTCCAGGGCGTTGCACGTCCAGTCCACCATCAGCCTCCACGCCCACTGCCGGGGCGTGTTCCCCAGGGCCGCGAGGAAAGCCGGCGACACTGGCAGCACGGACCATCACACCTCCTCCAGCTCAAGGTGGACCTCGTATCCCCAGTTATCCGGGTAACGATCGATTACCCGGTCGCTATAGCCTACCACCAGAACGGAGAGGCTCTCATAGCCCCCTGCGAATTTCCCAATCTCCAGCGTGTGCGGCGAGGAGTCCAGGGCCAGGCCGATCAGATCATCCCGCCCCAACCAGGACGCCGTACCGGAGGCCGGTAGGTAGTCCCAGGAGATCCGGATCCGCCGCTTGTAGGTGCCCGGTGCATCGAGGTGGGCAGTACCGTCCAGAGCCCTTCGCCACTCGCCCACAAGCCAGGGCTCGAGTTCTACGGTGCGATTGCCCTCGAAGAGAGGTTGACCGTCCAGCTTAAGCAGCGGCGATGCCACTTCCTACACCCCCAGCGCCCTCCTTACCCGCGGCCCTACTTCGAGCTCTATCTTGCGGGCCAACTGCTCCCACGACCGATCATCGGCAATAAGCGTGCCAACCTGCAGGTGCAGGTGCACTGGCGGGGCCGCACCGGGCGTGGGGCCCCCCACTGCCCCCGCCGCCCGTACGGTGGCGGGCGCAAGGACCGTCGCAGGGGCACGGTACCGCTCCACGAGTCCCGACATCTCCACAAGCCCCCTCCTCATGGCGGAGGAGATACGCGCGAACATCCGCTCGTAGATGGGCGGAATGACCTCATAGAGCGGCCCGCTCCCATGTCCTATGCCCTCTATGGCGCTCTTAATCTCCGCCGCCTTGGCCTCAATAGGGCCCCTCCACCACTTTAGCGCCTCATCTATCTCGTGGAGGACGTGATCCACCTTCGCCGCCGGGCCCTCAGAGATGGTCAGCCCCTCCTCCACCGCATTGCCCGTGGCCTCCGCCTCCTGCGCTATAGCTGCCCCTTGCTGTCCCGCCGTACTCAGTATGTCCCCCAGCACCTGCGCGGCCCTGTCCTTCGCCGGCTGGAAGTTCAGGGCGTCGATGAAGCTCTGGGCAATGGCGGCGGCCTCGGCCTCGCTCATGGCCTTAGTCTCCGTCAGCTTAGAGAGCACAGACTGGAGGAGTTCGGCGGCGGAGGCGGCGGCCTCCGGGGTCTGGGTCTGCATAGCCCGGGAGAGGGCCCGCGCCAGCTCAGCGCCCTTGGCCTGAAGCTCGGGGATCTTCTGAGTAAGGACCCCCACATAGACACCGATAGCGGCCTCCCCTGCCTTGAGAATCTCAGCATTCCCAGAACTCATGGCGATAGCAATCTCCACCGGCAACGCCTGGAAAGCCTGGGCTGCTTCGGCGGCCCTTTGCTGCAGGTAGCCTGTCTGGGCCGCCCAGGCCGCCATAGCCATCTGGATGTACTCCGCCCTGAGGCGATACGCCTCGGCGGCGGCCCCCTGCTCCTCGTCCATACGCTTCCGGGCCCAGACCAGCTCACCGACCAGGGCCTCCCAGGCCGCCCTCTGGTCATATATCCCGGCCACCACAATGTCCCGCGCGAGCTCGGCCTCCACTCCTCCCGTCCTCAGTAGAGTGATGATTTGGCGCTGCGAGTCCGAGATGTCGGCCGCCTCGGCCCGGTGGGCGGCGGCTATCTCCTGGACTGTCCTCTTCCGCCCCTCGAGAATGTCCATGAGCTGCTGATGAGTCTGGGCCAGCCGCTCTTCCGCCGTCCTGGCCCCCTCTACCGCAGCCGAGTAGCCTGTCCAGTCCGCTACCAGTCCCAAGAGAGGTAGGGACCTTAGACCGGCGGATATCTTGTCGAGGCCCGATCCCTGCTCGCGCAGAGCCGCGATAATCCCCTGGATGGCGGCCATAGCTACCGCGGCCCCGCCAGCGATTAGCAGTGCGGACGAGCTAAATCCCGCCGCCCCGCTCTTAAGTGCCGCGAAAGTAGAAAGGCCCTCCAGCTTTGCCAAGGACAGCTGGACACGGAGGTGCTGGAAGCCCTGGATCCAGTCGAGGATAGTCGGGGTCAATCTATAAGCGACAAGCCCCGTCAGGACGGGCCCCAGCCCCCCGAGAAGCCCGACGGTCCCCCGCACAGCCCCCGCCAGCTTGGTCACGGCGCCCCAGGCCGCCTGGGCAAAGTCCACGAAGCGGGATAACCAGCGCTCGAGATCCCCCCTCGTCACCCACTCCTTAAGGGCGTCGATCACTCTCCTTATTGCCGGCATGAGCTTCTCAAGCATGGTAAATGCGGCATCAACTACCACATTCCTCAGATTCTGCAGCTGCTTGGTCAGAGTTTGCCTCGTAGCCTCCGCGGCCCGCTCAGCGGTCCCTGTACTATCCTCCAGCGCCTTGGTCATACGGGCGAAGGCGTCGGGCCCCTGGTTGATGAGGGACAACATGCCGGAGAGGGCCTCTGTGCCGAAGAGCATGGACAGGGCCTGGTTGCGGGTGGCGTCGTCCATCTCTTTGGTGCGCTCGGCAACCCTGGCTATGATCTCGGAGAGCGTGTGCGTGGCGGGGTTTAACTCCTGGACCGCCACGCCCATCATCTGCATGGCCTCCCTGGCCTCCTTGGGCGGATCCACCAGGCGCACGAGGGCCCCCCTGAGGGCCGTACCGGCCTGCTCCCCTTTGATCCCCGCGAGCGACATGAGAGCGAGGGCGGCGGTCACCTCCTCTATGCTCCTCCCCGCCGCCGCGGCAATAGGGGCTACGTACCGCATCGAGTACACGAGATCCTGGAACTCGAGCTGGCTGGAATTTACCGCCTTGGCCATGACGTCGGCCACGTGGCCCGCATCCTTGGCCTCCAGGCGGAAGGCCCCCAGCATGCGGACCAAGAGATCCGTAGCGTCAGCCATCTCGATGTTCCCGGCGGTAGCGAGGTTGAGGACCGAGGGCAGCACACTGAGCTGCTGCGCGGCGCTGAGCCCCGCGCTTGCCAAAAAGTACATCCCCTGCGCAACCTGGGTAGCGGAGTACTCGGTCTGAAGGGACATGGTGCGAGCCGCCTCGCGCAGCCTCCCCATCTCCTCGGCCGACGCCCCCGCGACTACTCCGGCGCGCGTCACCGCCTCGTCGAAGGTCATGAATTCCCGGGTAGCGAGCGCGAGTCCGGTGGTCAGCGACGCCCCCAGCGCAGCCCCAGCTATAGCCCCGAGCTTGGAGAGCCTACTATGAGTACTCTCGAGCACGCCGGAGAGCTGGGACTGGGCCCGCTCCACCTCACTCATGTCCACACCGTAGTGGACGAGCAGTTTACCCAGGTCCACGCTTCTCCCCTCCCGTCACGAATACACGCAGACCGGACAGCCCGCGCGGTCGCCGCCTACCTCCAGTCACGTGCCTACCGTGGGCCTCAAGCAAAGCGGCTAGCTTGGCGGGCGTGCTTCTCCAGAAGATTTCCTCCGAGAGGTACCGGCAGCACCAGTAGTAGACGTCGACGGCCCAGTCATCTCCCCGCCCTCCTCCCGCCCTGCCCCTTTTCCCGAGCTCATGCCGAAGGCCGCCATCATGGCCCGGCCCAGGATCTCCGAGATCCGCTGGATGTCCTCAGGCAGAATGAGGGCCCCCACCTGCTCGATGGTCAGCTCGGGGTGATGGGTACGGAGGCCGGCCCAGACCATGGCCCTGATGACGCGGAATGGCGGGATGGCGGCGGACTCCAGGCCGCTAAGGTCCACACCGCACTGCTCGAGCTCCGCCAGGGCGTTCATGTCGAAGATCAACCGGTATGTGCCTCCTGCCAGCTCAAGCTCGAACGTACGGTCCCTGATCTTCTCCAGCATAATCCCTCCTCACCTCCTCACCGATCCCAATCCTACAGGGACTGGGCTGTCTCATGCTCGATCAGGTCGTAGAAGTAGTCGGTATTGCCGGCGCAGGGAATGGCCTCCGCGGTGAAGGACACCGTCTTGTAGTCGTCTCCCGTAGCACCCATGGAGAAGTCGGTGATCTTGGCCTTCCAGAGGACGAAGTGGAGGTCAGCGCCCTCCTCGTCCACCTGGGTTACCTGCGCGGAGAGCTTAAAGTACGGCGGAGTACTTGATCCCTGGCGGTACATATGTACGCGGCTCGGTGAAGTACCGCTCGTGGTAAGAGTACCACCGAGCAGCACCTCCAAAGCCTCCAGCGAGATTTTCGCATGGGTGACATCCACGGATATCGACTTGACCGCCGTACGCCGGTCCAGGACCACGTCGTCGCCGGTTAGCTCCTTGGACTCGACATTGAAGCTCACCTCGAACTCCTGGATGCCCGGCACGTCTATCGCGTCATCGTAGGTAGGTGTCGATCCTGAGTCATCCACCAATTGGGCAATCTTGCAGTCAGTCACCCCGTATACGAAGGTCACCTCGTCAAAAGCCACGCCTGCTCACCTCCTTCTTACGTCAGTGGCACGAAGACGCTGAAGTCCAGCGTCCGTACCCGGCACATCAGCTCATGACTGAAGCCGTCCGCGGCGGACTCCAGCCTGGCCCTTCCCGAGCTCAGGGCCTGGGTAACCTGGTCGGCGAGGGCGTCCAGGCCGTCTCCCCCGTAGATCTGCACCTCGATCCTCGCCCGCTCGAACATCGGCGCGCCATCCCCCACGATTACCTCCCCTCCTGCCTGCCTGAACACAAGCATTGGAAGCTGGGGCTCCTTGGGAATCCAGGCCTGGTAAATACGCCCCTCAAACCCCTCCACGGCCTCCAGGGCTCCGCGCACCCATTCTTTAGCCCCCATCATCGCCCGGACACCTCCGTGGCTATCTGTTCCAGCTGCACTCGCAGCTGGCGGCGGTAACGCTCAAAGGCGGGGCTCAGGTACGGGTGCTCGGGCGTCCCTCGCTGGGCTATGGCCTTCGCGACGGGGTAGGCTAACCGCTCATCCCCCAGCTTACGCTTCGCCCATCGTTTGAGGACGCGCATGTTGGGCCAGTGAGGCTTGGTCCCAAATTCCACAGCCGCCGCGTAGCCCGGCTCCCCCGTGGCGACTACCCAGTGGAGATCCCCGATCCTTTCGGCACGTATCTGGGCGCGGAGATAGCCGGTGTCAACGGGAACATCCGCTCGCGCCTGGTTGGCGGTACACTCGGCGGCCCAGGATAGCTCGCGCTGCACCTGGGACTTCACTTTAGCCAGGATCCTGGCGTTCCGACGCAGGACTTGCGGTATGCCCTCCACGCCCAGCTTAGTAGCCACGCCTCACATACACCTCCAGGTGATGATCATCCCCGGCCCTGTACACCTCGAGCACCTCGTACCTCTCGCCGTCCCCGTCGAAGACCAGCGCGTCACCGCGGACGACGTCGGCCCCCGCAGGCAGGTAGGCCTTAAAGGTGGGAACGTCTACGAGCCCCGCCTCGCTCCAAGCATCTATGGAACCAGAGTAGCGCGCCTTGGAGAGTCGCCCCTTCGCGGTGCCGACGGGCGCACCGAGGATCCGTGACCAGTCCCCGCTGCCCTCTTCCGCCTCGACGACAGGGCGGTAGATGTGAACGGTCGACGGGAAGAGATCAGAGGGTAGTCTCGGGATCCTCATTCAGATATCGCCTCCTATCGCCGTAGAGAACAACTCACCGCTGGGCCCCGCCCACGCGGGCCCCGCGGCGCCGCCGAGCTCAGCAGCCAGGCGCCAGTACTGCTCCGCCCGCTTGGAAAGGGATAGCCGGATGTCCCCCACCGCCTCGTCTACTTGGCGACTGAAGCGGGCGGCAATGGCGCGCGCCGCCTGAGCAGCCGCCCGCCGCACGTCGCCGGTCTTGGACAGCAGGTAACCGATCTCCTCATCGCTCAGCAGGGGCTCCCCCTCATCGACGTCCCCGATGAGGAACCTGACTTCATCCCGCTGAGAGGATGTAGGATCTCCGGAGTAGGACCAGGCCATCGGCATCCACTCCCGGTCCGAGGCCCCGGGCCTTAGCTCCCGGAGGCTATGTCCGTCATCAGCAGTCCGCAGTCGGCCGCCACAATGCGTATGTCTACGGCGATCGTCCCCTCCACACGGTCCGCCTCAAGCTCCTCCATCCGGAAGACCTTGATTGCTATACCCTCGTTGTTCTGGGCCAGCCCGGTCCAGGCGAAGGTGTAGCCGGCGGAGGGCGTCATGATTGAAGCCGCCTTCTCCACGTAGAGCAGCAGCGCCATATTCTCCCCGGCTATGAAGCTGACGTCCGAGGCGGAACCGTCCGGCATCTCCGGGCCCGTATCTATGACGCCATACGGAACGACCACCTTCTCCAGCCCGAGCAGCGACGCCAGCAACTGCCTGCTTACCACCCCGGGTTGCGTGTACTTGATCCTCTCCAGGACAGTGCTGTGATTCTTCAGCAGCACCTCCACATCCGGGGTCAGCACCAAGGCGTTAGGAACAAAGCCGGTGGACTCAGCGATGACCAGCTTGGCCCTGTCGATGTCGGCGATGGGGTCGCTCGTGGCCTGGTCCCAGGGCGTAAACTCGTCACCTCCGTTCCACTCGTTAGCCCACACGCCCGCAGCGAGGGCCACCTCGGCGAAGAGCCGATCTCTCGCGATCAGGAGCTGCTGGGTAACGTACCGGGTAGCATCCCGGTCCAAGTTCCCTCGCGTGTTTTTGCGCGTCCAGTCGTCCACGTCCTTGTGCACGCTAATCGGTTCGCACACGTAGAACTGTGAGTTATCCTGGCGCCACCCGCCCCCTGCGGACTCCGTAGCAGGGGCCCTCTTCCGAGCTGCCAGGCGCAGCCAATCGCCCTTCGCGTAGCGAGTGTACCGGCCCGCCGCCATCTCCACCGGCACGATAGGGAATACTTGCGTCGCAGCGAAGGCGTCGGTGCTCTGCATGTACGCGATCGCGACATTAGTCAGCAGCTCGTTGGGGTAGACCTCCTCCATTGTGGGGTTAGGCATGGTCTCACCTCCTCCTTTACATCGATCCGCGGACGAGCAGGGCGGGGATTACGCAGCCGTCGTCCGCCGCATCCTCAAGCGCGAAGGCGTAGTACATACCCGCCGAGGCTGTCGTGCCATACCCCCTGGTATCCACGGTCAGCGGATCCCCTGCAGCGGTGCCGGACGCCACCATCAGCTTAGTAATCCCGCATACGGCGATGGACGCCATCTGCCCAGCCTTCGGCTTGTTCTGAAGCACGCCGATGGGGAGATCGCTGGAGCCGGACTTAGCGACCTTGTATCCATTCCNATCGAGAGTCACGAAGGTATACTGGGCGGTGTCCAGGTCGCTCGCGGCCTCCAAGGCTATGCAGACCAGGGCCTGCTCGTAGGCCATAGTCGATCACCTCCGATTGCTACTCTTGAACCGCTCGTACAGGTCGGGCCGGTCAGCGATCAGGCGGTCTACAGCCATCTCCCGGGTCAGTCCAGGATCCTTCGCCATCAGCTCGGCTATGGCAGACTCCAGGTCCTCCCCTGATCCGCCGGTGTCGGCCCCCAGCTCCTTAAACAGCGCGCTCTCACGGACCACCTGATCCGCGGCCCGGAGTATGCGCTCCATCACAGGGTACTCATCCGGCAGCGCGTCGTCGATCCGCTTGAGCAGCCTACCCAGCGCCTCGGCCTCAATCCCAGGCAGGGAGAACTCCTGGGCCTTGGCGAGAAATTCGCGCTCGCGCTGGGCCTCGCGCTCCGCCCTGAGCTCCTCCTCAAGGTCCTCTGCCCTCTTGAGCACCT